TCATTGAAATTATTTCCTTGAATAACATTAAGAAATTTTGTTTTTCCTGTTTGTCTATCTGCAAAGTATCTAAAATTATCAACTGAAATATCTAATGCTTCATTGAATTTCCCATCGTAATTTTCACGAGGTGGGATATCCAAATTCATAGCTAAATCACTGTTATTTTCTAACCATTCAAAAATTTGCTGGCGTTTAGCCTTATCAAACTTAATTGCACCCGTTGATATTTGATACCCTCCACTATCTCCAATTACTAATGAATCTTCCAACCCTAATTTTTTAGTTATATCCATATCACCCATTCTGTGTCCTGCTGATACTAAAAAATATGGGTGGTAAAACTCGGGCATAATTTTTTTAAACTCTTCACTCCAAAATCTCGTTGGTGTCCCATTTGGTAAATGGTAATCATTCACTAACCATGAACAACTATTACCCGAAGATAAACTTGGATAATAAATGAACTTCTTTGGTGTATCTTTATTGACAAATTTATCAAATTTGTTTTCATTTGTTTTGATGTTATCAAACATGTATTACTCTCCGATTAATTTTTTACAGTATGCGCTTTCATGCCAAACATTTACTTCTACATCTATACCATTACAAATTATATGTGCTTCGACTTTTCTTCCCAAATCCGACAAGTCACCAATTTTTGGATGTGTGGTATGAGGCGCATATATAGCGTCATCTAATACTTGAATAGCATCATCAACGTCAAATGGTTTGTATAATCTATTATTATTTATGAACTCAGGGAAACTTCTAAAGTTTGGAAATACAATATCTGCTCCAAAAATCGTTGATTCGATGACAGTCCAACTCACGTAATCTTGCAATGAGCTATTAAACTGTACCCTACATGTTGCGAGTTCAGTGTAATATTCTTCTTTTGTCAAACCTGTTAATACTTTAAATCTAGGTTGTTTAACTGCTAATGCATATATATCATCTATTACGCCCGGTAACATACTACGAATGGTTTTCCCAGATGTTGTCACGTGCCATTCAAAATCCGTATTGTTCGCTAAAAACTTTTCTGCTACTTCTAGCATAAAATATGGATTTTTTTCTTTATCCAATCTTGATGAATATACAACTGTATTCGTTTTGTCAAAAGATTTATAATTAGGTAATTTTTCAATTGTTTTTTCTTTGTGTATTGGCAATGACACAACATGTATTGGTGCATTAAATCCAGCATTTCTTAATTGTTCTTTGTGTATTGTACTACCAACAAATATACCATCTAATTTTTTATCAAATCCTAATTCATATGAGCGCATCCAATTTCTCATAGGATATGTGAAATCATACTCGTCTACAGATTGTGCATGTAGCATAGTATAAATCTTAACATTTTTATATCCGTATAAATCTAATGCATAAAATATAGAATCTATTCCTGATGTCCAAAAATCTTGGAAAAACAATATGTCGCCATCTTTAACTTTATCTTGTCGTAGCATTTCTAGGAAATTTGAACATTGTGATAACGCGAATTTTCCTCTTCCAATTGCATCCAAAACGGCGCCAACTTTTATTTCACAATCTTCATCAAAATCTCCTTCAACATCTACAAAATCAATTTGTTTTTTGTATTTTGCAAACGATTCAGGCATCCATTCTTTGCATAGCTGAAAGGTATATCTTGCTTTCAATGGCTCTAACCCAAAATAAAATAGTGATTTTTTTCTTTTATTCATTTAACGTATTTTTTAAATGTTAATATAATATACAACTAATTTTCTTATCATCCTAATTTTTACCAACCTAATATGAAAAGAAACTATCTTCTTCTGCGTTGGCAAATTTTTCAAATTTATCGCCTAATCCAATATAAGAGCATTCTTTATCTTGTACTACATGTATATAGTCTGATGATGCATATAGTGTGTAAATATCACTCTTCATATAAATTATGTTTTTAGTATTGAATTTTGATAAGTAATCTTTTATAGTTATATACTTACCATCAAGTGTTTCTAAATTTTTCATAAAGTGATTAGTAGGTTTTTTAGTAAGATGTTTACCTACTTTTGGTGGATTTTCAATATAATCAATCCACGTTTCTTCAGTTTTTGAATTATAATTCTTCATTTCATTTGCATCAAATATATTGTTATCATATAACTCAAGTATTTTATCTTTCATCGTTGTACTTGATGCAAAGTGTGCATTCTTAAAGTTTTCAAATCCCGCGTGCCATTTGTGTTCGTTAATAATTAATGCTGGCATATTTACCATTGCCTCTGTTATTGATACAGGATAACATTCTAATGATGCAAGTGATACGAATAATTTAGAACTATTAATAAAATCATTTTTCTCTTTTCCTATAATTCCACCTCGAACATCATAATTGGTATAACCTATTTCTTTGAAGCTAGCTTCCCATTTTGGAATATGTGATTTACGGGTTAAAATATTTACTTTAATCTCACCTCGTTCTTCTTTAATTTCTTTCAGAATCTTTATAAATAGTTTAGGATTTTTACGAGCTGAATGTACACCAATAAACAAAATTCCTTCTTGTTCTAAGTTAGCTGGTTCTAACATCTTACTATCAATTGGATGTGGCACTATTTTTACAGTTGCACCTGGATGTTTCTCTTCAATTATCTGTTTGTTCAATTTGGTTTGTGTACCTATTATAAGTTTGCTCATGCCAAATAAAGCTTTTGTGGTGTCCAAATAACTTTCTGAGAATATATCATCTGTCATATTTTTACCATCAAAAATTGTTCCGCCATTATTTGTATAAAACATAGTAGGGACATGTTCACCTAATTCCAAACTCATGCTAGCATATGCGCCTTCCACATCATTGCAAAGGATAAAATCATAATAATTATTAGTCATTGCATCAAATATTGAATTCCTATAATTCATGATTTTTTCAAGACATAAATTTTCAGTAAACATATGAATGTTTTTATGTTGCGTATATTTCATTGGGTCGTTGGTGTGAATGAAATTAACCTCATGCGGCACATCTGTCACCTTCAGTTCAACATCTGATATTATATCTACTCGTGCACCATGCTTTAATAATAAGTCTATCATATTATAAACAAGTATACCTATTCCGCCCGTAACTATAAACAATTGCTTAGATATTACTATACCCACACGTTTGTTATTTAATCTTTTCTGCTCCATTCTCGTTGTCCTCTAAAACTCTACAATAACTTAAATCAAATTTTTTCATTAAAACTGCGGCTAACATTTCACAGCTTGTTTCTCCTAAATACAAACATATTGCATTTTCACCTGTTACCGGATATGTAGCCATTATATGCGCTTCAAGTTCTCGTTTAAATCGTATTATTTCTATATCCCTATCATCATGTGAAACTTCTTTTTTAGCACATACATGAAAGATATGTCTGTGTGGATTTGATAAAAATGCCACGTCTGGATAAAGTTCTTTTGCTTGTTTCCATTGATGGATACCTTCAAAAGTAAAATTAACAATAATATTTGTTTTCATATTTTAAAAATTAAAAAATTTATTTATTGATTCGTTTAGATTCATTTGTCCCCAATCTAATGCTACATAGAAAGATTTGATTTTACTTATTATAGACTTCTCAAATATTTCGTCATAGTCAATATATTTCTTTAAATAGTCTACAATAAATTCGGGGTCGTCTGTTCCTTTAAATGCCAATGTTTTTAAATTCAAAGGGTTTTCAGCTAAGTACGACCACAGTATTTTATCTCCATTTGATATCTTGGCTCCACTAGTAAACCCTTTATGTTTTAATATATCATTATAGTACAATGACGATTTAACATGTATTGGTGTTCCTTTCATTATTTCAAATAAACCTCTATCGAGATAATCATGTTTTAAAACATTTTTAACTCCCGTCGGAAACATAATTTGTTTTATATCTCTTTCTTTTATAGAAGTTTTAAAATCTATAATTTGATTATCAATATCTATTTTTGTTTGTTTTGCTAGAATAGATTTTAATACAGTTCCTAAAAATGTCCTGAATGCTTTTGGAAAATCACTTCGTACTACATCAATACCCTTTACATCCAATTCATCACATTCAATTCCTTCTTTATTAATAATCCATTGTGCATAGCGTTTTTTAACTATAAAAATAGCTGATTTTGCAATAGATTCTTGTTTAATTAACAGTTTATGATTTTGAACATTGTGATAAATATCAGTATATTTGTCATACATTTTATTAACATATCCTTGGACTTCACCTGCAATATTGAGTATATGTTTTGTCATTAGTTTATCATTCGTCGTATCCGCAGTAGGGAACCTGTGTTTAATAAGTGGTAACGCAGATAAAAATAAACTATCTGTATCAATATAGTCCACATAGTCTACATTTGAAGTTCCTAAATTTTTGTTATAATAACTATTAGCTGCTTGTTCCGAGAAGAGAATTATTTGCCATCCACTCTCGGTAACCGAAGATGCATTATCAATATCATAGTACCTAAAACTTGGTAATCCAAGTACACCATAGAATGAATTTAATAAAATCTTCTGTACCCATTGTCTGATGTGATAATATTGTTGTAATTCTTTATCTCCTGCCTTACCATATTTTTTCATTAATTTTTTATACTCAGCACGTTCTTCAAACCACTTTTCTAAAATTGATGGTAAAAATCCTTGTTCGTCTAACGTATAAAATACACCATTGGCTGCAATAGAATAATTGTTTTCTTTTAGCCATGCTCTAAAATCCTTTGCTAGTATCTTTTCATTTTTACCCTTTATATTGTTAACAATAAATTCATAATTTGAATTAGTTATAAATTCATTTGTTTTCCAATTAATTACTCTTCCACGTTTTGTTTCGGGGCTTATATTCAATGTCATTATAATACTTGGATATAACGATTGTAAATCCAAATCAAATATCCATTCATGTAATCCTACATTAGGTGACTTTACATATGCTCCAATTAAATTTAAACGAATTATAAAATCTGGCTGTATGATCTTCTTTAATGGTTCTTCTAACTTAAATACATTGTTCTTATAATCTATATAATTTACCTTAAATGATTTTGATTTAGATTCTACAATACGTAATGTTCCAACTAATGGTATTTCTTTAGGAATTTCGTCTGCTACTATAATTTCAGTCTTTCCTTTTGTCTGTGTTGTATTTACTTTAAAAGATATTGGCTTTTTTCTATTGGGTGCTACAATACCTATTTTCTTAGTATAGACCAAACTTGCGCCATCTAAATACGTAGATGTATGTTTTATATCTTCATATACCACATGTCCTTTGTGACATATATTTTTAACAAGTGTAATATAGTCTTTCTTATTATCAATATCTACTACACCTTTCACATCCACCATATTATACTTAATGAATTTAATAGGGTCATTCTTTTTTAATTGGTCCAAATCCCCATCATATTCGATTTTGCCATATCCCAATTCTGCTTTCATAATAGCATCTAATGCATACGAAGATTTCTCGTTTGGATCAAATTTCTTGTACATGTATAAATAGTCAAGACATGAGACACCTGCTATATTATATATTAAATCTCGTTCATTCCAATTTACTATGCCCAATGGGCTTAAAGTATTTGCTTGTCTTCTACTAAGAACTTTTGTAATTCTATTATATAAATACGGTATATCAAATCCGTCTATATTCCAACCTGTTAATATTGTAGGTTTTATTTCAATATAATGTTTTAAGAATTCTTTTAATAGTTCTTTTTCATTGTCAAACCTATTTACCTTTATTTTTTCATTATCCATCGTTGGTATTGAGTTGTCTTCATCTACTACTAATACCACATATTTATTAAGGTTTGGAGTATAATAACATATTGATGTTATCATATTATTCGCATCTTCTGCTGTGCTGTAATGTTCTTCCTTAGCTACTTCAATATCAAAAAAGAAATGAGTATGGTTTTTTGATGGCTCATCACTATCACCATACATGTCTAACAATGTACGTAAAACAGGACTTAAATCACTCTCAAATATGTTTCCAGCATCAATGTCTTCTTTCTTTATAAAATTAGTCTTAGCTACCTTAATTCCATCCAAAGTAGTTAGATTACCCTTATTTGATTTTACATAACCATATGGTTGATAATTAGACGATATATGTCCACGTTCATCATCGAAAATATGAATTACATTTTTTGTCCTGTCGTAATATGCGTTTTGATAAATAGTCGTATCTCCTAAATCTTTTTAATCTTTCAACATTTTAATATTATCATAAAATTCTTTTCTTGTTGGACCATCATTATTCAAAAATTGTTTGCTTAATTTACTTGTCATCATTGTTGAATTTTGATTAACTCCGCGTGCTGCTACGCAAGTATGTTGTGCTTGTATCAATACTGCAACACCCAAATTTCCAGGTAATAATTCATCTAGATAATCATGGATTTGTTTAGTTAAATTTTCTTGTAGTTGTGGTCTTCTTGCAAACCAATCAACTACTCTATTTAATTTACTTAACCCACAAATTTTACCTGTTGGGTTAGGTATGTATGCTACATGTGCCTTACCTAGGAATGGCATAATATGATGTGAACAAAATGATTTTACATCTATATTTCCTTCAAATACTAATCCATCATAGTTCGTTGTATTATCAAATGTAGTAATTTTTGGTGGTGCTGAATAACTACCGTGTCCAATTTCATTTACCATCATTTTTGCAACTCTGTATGGTGTTCGTTCTTGGTTTGGGTCATTTTCCCAATCATATCCTAATGCTGTTAAAAATTTACCATATGCTTCTTCTGCTTTTAATAGCATAACTTGTTTTTCTTTATCTGATAATTCCATGTTACTACCAGATTTAATTAATTTACTCATACTTTATTCCTTATTTTAAACGCTTCGCTTATCATCAAAAATATCAATTTGTAACCTAGGGCTATACAACCATCCATTCTCAACACATGCTTCTAGTGTTAATTTAGATGTTTTTTCTAATTGTTCTTTATTGAGGCCTGCCGGCATTAATATTATATTATGTGAATACAAATGTTTTAACCTATCTATATATTTATTTTTTATTTCTGCAATATCCAATTTGTTTGTCACAACAAATTTTAATTGAAAGTCTTTGTTTTCTTTTAATGAATAATTATTCATACTAACAATATCATAACATGCGTCTACTAGGTATTGTAATTCTTTAATATCATATCTAAATCTTTCATGTTTTAATGCTACTTTCTCATGATACTCAAGCCCTGCTCCTACAATATTTTGTTCCCATGGAGTTGAATTAGACATTTTTGGAGATATTGACATTAAATCTATATATTTAGAAACTTCTTCGTCAAATATTGTACCGTTAGTTTCTAAAGTGATATGTAATTTTAATTTTTTTAATCCAATTAATAATTCTACTAATGGTTTTATTTGTAACATTGGTTCACCACCCGTTATAACAATATGTTTAATATTGCTACCAATGTTCTGTTTTACTATTCGAAGTACTTTATTTATTTCACAAATATTATTTTCATGATTAAATGAAGCATATGGTGTATCACATATACTTGATGAACCATCTGGTAGCATCCAACAACATCGTAAATTACATCCGGATGTTCTAATAAATAATGATGGATAACCTACTAGTTTTCCTTCTCCTTGAATAGTACCACTAATAGGTAATTGTGTATCAGGTATTGTTGGAAGTCTTGCTCCATTCTCATCATTAATAATTGGAAATATTCCATCCTCTACTAAATTAATTGTTGTTCTCATGCTTGTTGCTCCGTAGGTGGTATAATAAATTTATTTTCAAGACATAAAGAATTCCAAAAGTTTTTGTTTGTCCATTCTTCTATTACCGCTTCACTAAATTTAATGTCTGGTAATACATGAGAATAATGTTTTAAATCATCCAAAAACATTTCTGCATATCCTGTATCTGTTTCATGTACTCTTACAGAATGCACGTTAACATTACCTTCTCCATTGTTAAATTCAGTATTGTTAATTATTTTATCTATTACATATACAAACATTAATGCACAGTTTTCAGCACTTGGACTTACTGGTAATTCTATCCATCGTGCACTCATGTTTTTTACATCTTGTTTGAACTTATCATTTTCTTTGTTCCAATATGCCCATGTGTGGTCAAAACTATCTATAAAGTCTTTAATATTAGTTTTTAGTAATCCAAAATCAACAATCATTCCTGCATTGTCTAGTTTATCACTAGTAAGAAATAATTCTACTTTATAGCTATGCCCATGAATACTAAACTTGCAGCGAGTACTCGAACAATTTCGAACGACGTGTGCGCCTTCAAACTTAAATAATTTTCTGATTATCATAATCGTATGTTTTAAAGTTTATATACTAATATACAAAAAATATTTGAGACTACCAAATAAAATTCGATTTATTTTAATAAAGATATTGAAATTTTATATTTTACCTTATCATCAGTATTATTTTCTATAAGTAAAAAATTTACACTTGTATTATCTTTATCTATCATTGTCGGTGATGTTGTATAGTCATCACCGATATCACAAATAGCTTGAGATACATATTCTACTAATTTACCGGGAATTTTTGTTATTACGTCTGTTTCTTCAAACGTTTCCGGATTTACATATTTTCCTTTATAATTATACATTTTATTTCCTTTTTTATTTAAAAAATTTTGTAGGTATTTGTGCTTCGTTAATTCTTTTTTCTGCTATGTTAAAATAATTATTATCTAATTCTATTCCAACAAAATTACGGTTAATATTTACACACGCAACGCCTGTTGTTCCGCTTCCCATTGTAAAATCTAAAACCGTTTCGTTTTCGTTGGTATAGGTTTTGATTATGTATTCTAACAATTCAACTGGCTTTTGAGTTGAGTGAAATCTATTATTTTTATAGTTATCTTTTTTAAATTCTTGTATAGATATTGGTAGTTTTTTGTTTGGCTCATAATCTTTTCCGTATTTTATTTCCTTGCCTATCCCACCAGTAAAACCATCTTCTCTATTTATTGATTTTTTACCAAGATGCCTAGTTTGTGGCTTTTCTAATAGTGTTTTTTGCGGGTAATAGTTATGTGTCTTTAAACTAAATACACTTATTATTTCGTGCGTTTTTAATGGTTGCCTATTCCCCAACGCGAAATTACCTGCTTTTCTTTTATTCCATATCCAATCATATTTATAGTTCTTAATATTGCTCATTCTTAAGGCAGAACTAAAAGGCTCACTACCAAATAAAACTATTGCTCCATTAGGTTTTATTATACGGTTTAATTGTTTCCACATCAATTCAAAATCAATAACACTATCCCATTTGCACGCAGTCGTGCCGTAAGGTGGATCGGTTATTATCGCATCAATACTTTTGCCTGGTATCTTTTGCATTAATTTTAAGCAATCACCTTTTTGTAAATCTATTTTCATTATAATGTATTTCTTTTATTTTTATCTATTAAATGTTTTCCTTGTCCATTCCACATGCTGCAAGATGCTGCAAGAAATCTAGCTTCTTCTAACTTAATTTGTTCGTTGATATCCCGAACTACCATATCTTTAATTTTATCAGCAGTTTTCTTAGTAACACGAGATAATGGTAACTCCTCTAATGCTATTTCATTGTCAATTGCTAATATTTCATCTACAACATTGGTATGTCTTTCGTATATTTCTTTACTTTTACAATCACACGGCCTCTGTTTTGTTGCAGCTTCTAGTAAAAATTTGTCTCTTTTACGTTGCAACTTTCGATTTCTAATTTTTCTAATAATATTCATATTTTATATTTTAAATTTAACATTCACTATAACCACAAAATTTACATTTTATACATCCTTCCATATAAATCAATGCGTCTTGTTTTTCACAATGTGGACATTTAGTATGTGTGGGCACGTCATTATCTCTAATATATTTCTTAAGTGTGCGTGCCATTGCCTTACTAAATGCAAGTATATCACCTTCTGATTTATTTAATTGTTCCACAACAAATTTAACTTGTGCTCCATGTCGTAGTGCTAATGATATACTTCTTGTTAATGCTTCTTGCTCATCTCTGTCAAAGAATTCTAGAAGATTTTCTAAAACTAAACCATCGTTTGACTCAAAATTATAAACTTTTCGTTTAACTTTTATTAAATAGCCATTTGTAACTCTATTTGGTAATGTTATACTTTTCTTTTTAAAGGCAAAGATTTCATATGGGCTATAATCATCTGTTTCATCTTTTAGCATTCCTATAAAAACAGTCCATTTTATCCCTTGTACTGTTAATTGGTGCACATCACATGGAACAACATCTGGGCGTATTGGTGCGGAATGTCTGTAAATTCGGTCATCTTTTCTTTCATGTAATGATTGTTTATTACCTGATGATAATACCGTTCCCATCGTGCCTGCTCTATATGTAGTTACACCTTTAATATTTCCGGTTTCATATGCTTTAGTATAAACATTTTTAAAATCTTCATATGGGTAATCATTAGGTAAATTTATGGTTTTCGACATACTTGAACAGATCCAATAGCCTATTGTAGATAATGTATCTATATGTTCATCGATTGACAATGTTTCAATATTTGCTGCCCAATCTGCTTTACTATCCCATTCATTTTTTTCTTGTAAATATCTAGTGCCATAATCTATTACTTTACTTTCTTTTAAAAGGCCTCGATGATTATCTATTTTGTATATTATATCATTAAATTCAATCATTAATAATGCTTCATCACCTTCTTGTATCCATTCCCATTTTTGGTCTGTAACTTCAAACGTTTTATCGCTCCAATCAATAATAGGTAATATCAATCCTTTGGGGGTTTCTGGTACCGACATTGTTCTTGTATACTCAAATAAAAATACAGGTTCTAATCCACCACTCACACAATTTGCAAAGATTGATGAATTTCCCGTTGGAGCTATCATTCCAATATGACTGTTTCTACAACCTTGTTTTTTAATTAAATTTCTTGTAGATAAATCTAGTTTTTGTATTTGTTTACTGTTTAAAAATTTATCTGTATCAAATAGTTTAAAACTTCCTTTTATTGATGCGATATTGGAAGATGCTTTATAGCCTTCATTTGCTATAAATTTAAATAAATCATTTGTTATCTGTAATGCTTTCGTAGAGCCATATCTATATTTCATCATTAATAATGCAGACCCATACCCCATTACTCCTAGACCCAACCTACGTTTATTAAGTAGATTATCCTTTTGGTCAGGCAATGGTAGTGGAGTTATATCATTAATATTATCCATAAATCTAACCATAGTTGGGATATATTTTTTTAATTTTTTATAGTCCCAATCATCAACTTTTTCATTGATAAATTGTGTTAAATTTATACTTGATAATAAACAAGCTCCGCCAATTGGTAGTGGAATTTCGCCACATTGTCCTGTCATTATTCCATTAAACACTCCTGTATGATTTTTATCATCTGTAAAACAATACACATCGTGTCTTTCTTTTAATATTTCATATGATGTTACTTTTATATTAGGAACAGACTTGTTTGTTTTATAATCTATAAAACTCTGTAGTTCAAACCCTTCTGTTAATATATCTTTAGCTTCTATTCTATTTCCTGATTTATCTATAAAAATATGATAATTTGTGCAAGTTATATTACTTCCATTATTAAAATTAATTTTAATTACTTCGTTATCTTGTCCTGTTTTATATGGTGTTACTTCTGTTGTTTCAAATCCATTCCACGTTGTAATTTTTTTGCCTATAACATCTTTAATACAAACTTCTTCAAAAACATTATTTTTAATAATTGGAATTTTTGTTTCACCAATAACACATGGATTCGTGGCATTTATGAACTCATTATAATACAAATTATTATATTCATTGATTTTATCTATAAATAATATTCCAGGTTCATTCCTGTCATATGTTGATTTAGTTATTAAGTTCCATAATTCATTTGCATCATCATATGTTTTATATACTTTAACAGGTAAATTTTTACTTTCCCATTTTACAATATTTCCATCCCATTCGTCTTTATAAATTTCTTTAATCGTTTTATTTCCAATCATTATATCAGAATCAAATTCTGGAAATTTTAACTGCCATAGTTCGTGGTTTTTAACAGCTTGCATGAAAGCATCTGTTATGCCTACTGATAAATTAAATTTAGTTAATTTACCTGATTGTTGTTTCGCAGTGATAAATTCTTCAATGTCCGGATGCCATATACTCATGCATGCCAACATAGCACCTTTTCTTATCTTCTTTTTACTATTTTTCCGTGTGCTTATTCTTCCACTTCCCTCAGTAATAACTTTTGATTGTGTATCCCACATTTCCATCATTGTAACAACACCTGGTGTTTCATTTGCTATACCATAAACATATGCGCCACGCGGTCGTATAACATCAACATTTATCCCATACCCACCTTCCGATTTAAGTATCTTGGCTTGTCGTTTCAATGCATTCATTATTCCATCAATAGAATCTTGGTCTTTTCCTGTAAATCCGTCTACAAAACAGTTTAATAAACTAGTACCTTTTAGCTTGGTACCTGTATTAGATATTATTCTTCCACCTGGTATAAATTTAAAGTCTGATAACAGTTCTGTGAATTTGTCATACCAAACTTCTTTATCTTTTTCATTGTTTGATAATTCTGTTGCTATCCTATGAATTGTCCCGTTTACATCTTCTTCACCGAATTTATATGTTAATTCGTATATTTCTTTACTTAAATCATTATTAAATTCTAATTTTTTCTTCATTAATTTTTACCATTAAATTGATTTAATCTGTTGCTGAGATATTTACGTACTTGTACATCTCCATTTTCTATCTTTGTCTGTGTTTCTTTACCTTCATGTGTGCTAGGTTCAAAAATTTCTACTTTTCCTGTGTCAAAATTAATTTTACTTGGCAGTGTAATTCCATCAGGTCCAAACCTATTTTTTATAACATGTAATATCCCTGTCCCTGCTATTTTATTTTCTACTTTTCGTTGTAAACTAACAATAAAGTCTGCTTTCATTATTTTTATATATGAATCAGATACGTCATGTCCTTGTATGTAACTATTCTCGGCAGACCCTCTATTCGATTGACTAGCTGTCCAACATGGTATTTGTAATTCACCTAACATTCCTTTTATCATACTATAAATGTCACCACTTAATTGGTCGGACCTATCTCGTTTTCCCATTTGTATTGGTCTAAGACAATCCGCATAATCTAGTATAATTAAATCAGGTTTTTTATCTAATAATGTTGCTTTTTCAATATGTGCTCTAATTCCATTAATTGATATACTTTGTTCAGGGAAAAACTTAATTGATAAATTACCCTTAATATTTTTTACTCGTTCTTCAATCATATCTACATGATATTTTAAATCACGAAATGCTATTCCTGTTAATATTGAATCATACCTACGTCCTGTATAGTCTTCATCTAATTCAAGTGTATAATGAAAAACAGTTTTTCCTTCCATTAAAGCATGTGCACCAATTGATTGTAACATCCACGATTTTCCTCCTCCCGGACCAGAAATTAATACCCCCAATTCTCCTGCTGCTAATCCACCATCCATGATTTCATTGATAATGTCCCATCTTGTTGGCATGCAATTTCTCGTTCCTTCTTCATATCGTTTACGTACTTCTATTTTATAATCATGACCAATGTTCTGCTCAGTTCCTGCTCTCATTGCATCATCTATTAACGATTTAATCTCGTCAAATTTGTTAAGTTCTAGCAAATCAACAGACCCCAAAATAGCTTGTTTCAAACTTTGGTTTTTACAAAATAACAGTGCTTCTTCTTTTATAAATTGCAAGTCTTTTGCATCTGTAGCTTTGTATACTTCTTTTAACGTTTCAACTGTTGTTGTCTTTAATAAATCATCATTTGTCTCTGATAGTTTCACTTTAAAAACTTCTAATGTGGGTATACTTTTATACTCTATAAAATAATCTTTAATGATGTTAACTATATATTTATTAGAAGTTGATTCAAAATAATCTGGTTGTAATATGTCTATAATTTGCTTTAAAAATGATATATCTGTTAATAAAGATGTTACCAACTTTATTTGAAAACTATATCCAAATTCACTTAATTTATCGACCATTATTATTAATTTATTATTGTGAAATTATCTATTTTATTAAATGTTTCTCGTAACCATACATCAGGAGCTTTGATAAATGTGTTGAGCCCATCTTCTACTAATTCAGCAATAAATGTATGTTTTGTTAATCTGTTAGTTGGTTGTTCCAATTGATACATAATACTTGATTTTTTAGTATTATTTATTATAGATTCATGTAATTGCATCAATTTATAATTAGTAGCTATGACATCTTTGTTTTCTAATATTTGAGAATATATTTTATATTTTGTTGCTTTTTTTGTTTCTTCGGCTTTTGTATCTTCATTTTTTGCATACTCAAAAATAGTGTTAAGGTCTATTTTTTCATGTTCAAATAATATTGGCATTCTCTTTTTAAGAGTCTTTAATCCAAGACCTTTGACTCCAGGTATGTTATCAGAACTATCACCTATTAATGCTTTATAATAAATAAAATTATTTGGATGTAGTCCTTCAAATTCTTTTTATATTTCATTAGTTGTATAAACTTTCTTTTTTGTTGGGCTCCATACAGTAGTTTTATCATCTATTAATTGATAAAAATCTTTGTCTGTAGACATTATAGATATTTCAGACTCGTATTTTTCTTTGAACCAAAAGTTTAAATATGCCATTACATCATCGGCTTCTACACCATCAATTGACATAATTTTAATAGGAAGTAGTTTTAAATATTTAACTAACAAATGCATTTGCATTTGCATTGCTTTTTCTTCTTCGTTCTTTGAATTATAAAATGAATTATTAATAATATTAGTTCGAGACTTTCGTCCTGCCTTGTAATCAGGATAAATTGACTTCCTATACTTGCTTCCGCCTTTTCCATCAAACACAATTATTACCTGTGTTGGATTTATATTTCGGATAGCATAACCAACACTTAATAAAAATCCGGTTACTCCTCCAATATGATACCCATGTTCACTTGTCGTAGGTGATGCTGCATATGCACGTATAAAAGAATTTAACCCATCTATAAGTAAAACTCGCGAATTTTGTGTAAACGGTGCTTTTTTTTCTAAAGATGAGAATAAGTCAAAATATTTTTCGTTCATGTAAATGTTTTAAAAAATAAAAGGGGATGGATTCATCCCCTTAAAATAATAATTAATTTTCTGGAATTGGTTCTTTGTCGTCGTATATGATATCATCAGGGTTAATTGATGTTGACTTATATTTCATAATCATTTCGTCACAGATTAGATTATAAATCTTTTCTTTCAATTCTGGTTTTTCTTCCTAAATTCCTACGAAATCTTTTGACTGAAATTTTATTTCTTCACCATACAACTCTTCTGGAAGTGTGTACCAAGCACCTGCTTGCTTCACTAGTTTATGCACTTTTAGTTTATCCAACCAATTTGCGTAATCATCAATTCCAGAATCAAAATAGATATTAAATTCTACTTTTTTCAAAGGAGGTCCACACCTATTTTTTACAACATGTGCTTCAGTTTTAATACCAATTGTTTGTTCAACAGTATTTGAGCTTACTTTAGCTTTTAACTGTCCCTTTGATTTTAAGCGTAAACGAACTGATGCGTGGAATTTTATTGCATGACCGCCCGATGTTGTATTGTGATTCAATCGTCCATTTGCCAAATATGTATGTGCATCTTCAACTTCAATATCTACAACATGCATTGTTTCATCAACACGTTTAAAATCTGGATGTTCTTTTAGATGTACTTCTTTTCCGTTTTCAACAATGATGTGATTTCCCGTACCTTTTAATATTCCATCTGTATAATAATGGTCAACTGCTTCTTTAACTATAAAAGCTTTTATCTGTTTAAAAATATGTTTGCCAGTTTTATCATTAATGGTTTCAACTTGTAAATCATAATTTTCAACATCATATACTTCTGGTGTTTGGAAATCATTTATCCCTAAAAATTTTTCTGCTATCTCTGCTAGCGATAGTTCTTGTTCAATATATTTCATTTTTTATTTTTTTAATTATAATACTTTTTTGTTTTAATATAGAAGCTTCCCAAAAAAACATAAACTTATATCCATGAGTTTCAAAAACTTCTTTTTTTGTTAAATCATATTCCCATATATCTTTGGCTAACCTATTTTTATGTGTTGTATGTGTTGCTTCAAATAATTCTGGGTTTGCATGCCAAAAATCCCCATAACACTCAACAATTAAATTATATTTAGGTATATAAAAATCAGGTAAATAACTATGTGTATCTAACATAAATAATTTTTCATATTTAAACTCTAAATTTAAATCCAATAATATATTAGCCATGTGGTATTCAATACTATTCATTTTAATACCACAACAAACATATTTTTTATTTTTAGAATTATTTATCATTTTATAATATTTTTTTAAATTATTATGTTTTGCATCATGCCACATTCGTTTGCTAGCTTCACTAATCTTTTTCTTTCTTGTTGGGTCATTACACCGCTCTTTAAAATACGCCCTAAATACAGGGTCTTCCATTCTTTCTTTATTGCATTTACTTATTTTTTCATACATTCCTGTATTCTTTCTACGCTCCATTTCTTTTTTAACCCATACAGGATTATTTTCCCATCTTTCTTTATGTTGTTGTCCAATAATTGGAGCCCATTTTTTATTTCGTAACTTTAATTTTTCCTTCGTTTTTTTCCCATTTTCGGAACTGTAATGCTTTAGTAACCCGCCAGATATATTTTTACTAATAACAAATAAATGTTCTGTTAATCGTTGTTTTTCTTCTACTGTAATATCAAATGTATTGATGTACCATTCTATTCTTTTTGTTTTAGGAAATAATTTTCTTCGTTGTTCATAAACTAGTTTACCCGTATTGTTACCTAGATAATGCATGTAATATACTTCTTGTGACCCAGAATATGGTATTTTAGTTCCAGGTTTATATATTGGGTAGTCTACAATCTTTTTTTCATTTTTTAAAGTTAATTTTATTATTGGTTTATCACAATCCCAATAAAATTTTATATCAAAATATTCTAATAAAATGTCCATAAAAATACTCCACTTGTCGTTTATAAGTCATATATAAGTATGTCAAATAAATATTTTTATGAACATTTATTAATTATTTTTCTATTTTATAACGGAGTTTTACTTTTGTTTCATATGGATCAACACAATATGGATCGCCAAAACTTGTATTATGCGATACAATATTATTAGTTATATATGTATGATCGCCATCTAATTCAAAGTCAATAACAGGTATGATATAATCTGTTTTTTCTACAATGCATTTCTTCCATGTATTTTTATGATTAACATGATATGAAGTATTTATCATATCTTCAACATATACAAACTCATTTTCTTGAGTTAACACTCTATGTTTTCCTGTTGTTTGTAGTTCGTCAGACCCTACTGTTATATTATACAATATATCATCTGGTTTGCGAATAACACTTATAACATTATTCCATTTTCCATCTGCTGTCATAAATTGCATTTTATGTTCTTCTATATCAATCTCAATACCTATCGGTAAATCTTGATACTTAATGTTTATTGATTGCAATAAATCATTAATATTTATTTCTTGTTCTGTAAGTTTTCTTCTACATACAACAAAAGTTGATTCTGGATTTACACAACCAAGCTTCATACGTAACTGATTTGTGAAAATTAAACAAACACGTTCTCTTCCAATTGTCTGCGTTATTTTTCGCATACCTTTAGAATTTACAATTGCTTTACTTGTTGCCCAACCTTCTTTCTCGAAGTTTTGTTCTTGTTCTATTTTAGTTGTGGCTGCTGCCATACTATCTACAACAATAGTAACAAGTTTATTTTTATTAGATTCATGAATTTTAGTTATCAAATCTGTGATAGCTTCATATATATCTTCTACAGATTCTAATTGTACATAAACTAATGATTCTAAATCAACACCAATTGCTTCAAAAAATTCTCTACTTACTGCATTTTCAGTATCAATAAATACTGCTACTCCACCCTTCTTTTGTGTATTGGCTAAAGCATGCGCCGCTAGTAATGATTTTCCAGAGGCTTCCATTCCTGTGATTTCTATGATTCTTCCCACCGGGAATCCACCATTAGGTTTATTGGCTATTGCCAAATCCAACATGCTCGAACCTGTAGAAATCCATTCATTTAGGTCTGTTGGTGTTTCTTCTTCATTTAGGAAGTACGCTACTTTAAAATCTTTAAACTTATCATTCAAAGAGTTTCGTAATACTTCCGATAAATTTTCTTTGCTAGACATATGTCTCCTTAATCTTCTTTATCAAAAATATCACTGAAAGCTTTATTTAAATCATCTACAGAACTTTTGGCCTCTGGTGTTGCTGGTGACTGATCTAGTCCTGAGGTTGTTGGTGTATTTTCAGTTGGTGTAGTATTAGGTGCACTTGAATCTTTACTTTCGTTCATTTCTGGTTCTGCGTCTGGGTTTAGATATACTGCTAATACAGCTTTTAGTTCTTCATATGTAGGTCTTTTGTATATTTCTCCAACATCTTGTTGGCCTTCAGTAATCAATTGTATAACTTCTTTATCTTCAGTAACTTTTGAAGTATTTGGTTTTACTCTAATTGCTGTTTTACCATATGAATTACCGGCTTCTGCTGGTGTTAGGTATTCAACGTCAATATCACGTCCTGCTGTTGGGTCTGATATATCACCGTAATCTGGGTCTGCAATAATACTTAGTAATTCTTGGTAAATCGTTTTTCCGAAACCCCAAAATTTAACGCCTTCTTTTTCTTTTCCTCGTACGATAATTGGTACATATGTTCTCAAGGTAGGTTCCATTCTTTTTCCTAATTTCCAATCTTCCTTGCTACCTGTTTGTTTTAATTTTTCACTAAATTCTACAATTGGGTCATCTTCGCCAAAAGTTTGTAATGATAAATGTGGTTTTTTACCGATATTGTAATGAAAATACAATTCAATAAATGGATTTGATTTGTTAAATGCATAAGGTACAATTCTTATAAGTGTTTTACCTGGTTCTGCTTTCCAAATACGTCCTCGTGTATTGGTCGAATTTTGTAGATTTTGTAGTTTGTCTTTGATTAAATTTAAATTAATTCCCATTTGGTTAATCCTTAGTTTTTAGTTTTTACTTTTTAATTGTTAATTATTTATGCTGTATGTTTCTAATAAATGTATATTGTTTCTTATTAATTCGTTGTTATTTGTCATTAAAATACAATCTTTTAACGTATCCCAATTTACAAGAAATGATTTATCTAATACTCCATTGTTTACTTCTTTAATAAATTCATTTAATGCGTTAATCGTGTATAATGTATTTGTTTTGCTCTTTCTGTGTAGTGAAATGGTATATTGTATATTTTCCATTTTTATTGGGTCAATATGATATACACATAAATATTGTTCACTATCGCCTTCATTTTCATATATTAAAATCTTGTTGTACAAGACTAAATATTGTTTTTGAATTTGAGTTAAGACATGCAAAATTTGATTCTTGATTACGAATGTACATAACAATTTCTTCTTCATTAAATAACACCAACATATTTTTGTTTCGTTGTATTAATATATAGTGTGTTTTTTTAAAAACACGAGTAATTTTTCACATTTTTTTAATAAATTTTTATAGATTATTTATAACAGGTTGGTTGTTATTTGTTTAGTTTAATTAAATTTTGATAATCACTGCCATATTTTATTGAGAAAGGAAAACCTGGAAATGCATCTGTTAGATAGTGCATTATTTCTTCCATTTCTGTTTCGTGAATATCAAACAAAAAACTATCATATGTATACAATATAATCTTCGATTTTTTATTATTCATATACTGTAATATTTTATCTAAAAATACAACATTGTTTTCTGTTTCATATGATTGTATTAAATAATTAAACAACTTTTCATTGTATACTTTTTTAACGTTATGAATTTTCCTTTTATAAATTGGAGTTTCTATATATCCTTGTTTTTTATATGTTTCAAACAATGTATTTCTAAAATCATGTATTTTTTGAAAATACGGGACTTTGTCTCTGATGTCCTGTGGTATTTTAGAATATATCAATTGAAAGTTTAGCGTTTTCAATTCATTATAATCATTACTGTCAAACTCAGTATTACCAAACAATTGTTGACCTAAATATAAATGTATGTTATCAGTATCTATTTTATAATTTAATAACTTTGAAATTAAATATAAATGATATGAATTAAAATCAATTTCTACTAATAATCCAGATTTTTTAAACCTACTAGTAAAACATCTTCTAGAATTGTTACTTTTGTCTAAAGCTGCGAAGTTAATACCATTGTTAGAATTACTCGGACGTCCTGTGCTTGTGTATACGTTGTAGTCAGTGTATACTATTGAATTATTTATAGTTTGTTGGTCGTAATGTTTTTTGAATATGTTTTTAAATAGTGGTTGGTCTATTTGTAATCCTGATTGTTCAACTCCATAAAATGCACGTAATAATATATCATTGTAATTTTTAAATGAAGGCGACGTGATTATAGCATGACTTCCACTTATTATTTGTAATGCAATTTTTGCTCGTGGGTATAAATTCTGAATGTGTTTTGTTATTGGAATTATATAATTATCATTTGTATCGTAACTATAAAACCCTGTAATCGTAGACCTAAACTGTTCTAAATCTAAAACTTTGTTTGTCTTATAATATAGTAATAAATTTAAATCAATTACATTTTCGTTTTTATTACAAACATGTAATAATTTCTTTTTATCAAATGTATAAATAATATTATTAAAATTTCTCAAAAATGCGACTACATCTGTTTTATAAATCATGTCATGATGATTATGATACAATATATAATTTTGTTTTGATTCTATTGCATACACATATATAAATGATAGTTTATCTATATGATATAATTCTTTTGAATTACACATAACAGGTATTACTACAATTTCAGATGTTTTGATATCTTCTAGAAATTCTAGATATTGTGATTTAGTATCAATTATCATATGTTACATTTAATTAAAATATACAACAAATTTATGACAAATCCTATTAATTTCGGACATATTCTTGACAATCAGATAAATAAAATTGTAAGCCTTTTGTAGTGTCTAACAAAACAGTTCTTGTGTTTTCCTTTTGTGCATTAATCCCACTTAATATCCATTTAAGTTTTATATTTTCATATAAATCAGAATTAATGCCATCTTTTGGGTTGAAGTCCAAATATTGCTTTTCACTAATCTCTAAAAATGTCGTTCCTGTGATATCGTTTCTTTTCTTAGAAAAATATCTATAGAAGTATCCTTGTTTATAATCATCTTCTGTAGGCTTTGGTTTTGTTGATTTTGGCGATGTTGTTTTTATGTATGGTATTTTTGTTTTAATATTAATATAATTAATATAGTTTCGATTATTAGTATATGGTATTAATGGTTCTATAATACTATTTTCATTTACTTCGTCTATAGTACCTGGGTATGCCTCGGCTCCCATTACAAAATATTGCCCGACATAATTTTGGCCATATCTGGTCATATACAATCTGCCACTTGTGTAAAGTGTTTCTTGTACAAATCTTTTTATATTACCTGGTATATATTTCATAGTTTATTGTGTTGCTGGGTTATGTGGATAGATTGTATCATCAAATATATATTCCCAATGCCATAGCTCAGATTGTCCTGTACCTTCTTGTGCCCATGCTGGGTGTACAAATCCATATTGTCCTGCGTGTTGCATCATCCACAAATATTGTTCTCCTCGCCATGCATTCCAGGCGAATCCATCATCCCCAGACAAATCAATTGCTAACCCCCATCCATGATTTCCTTGCCCGCCTGGCGATGCTTGTTTGTCAGGGTCATCATGAGCAGCTTGCTGTAGGTCGAAAGTTCTATAACCTTCTACAACCGGTAGACGTACGCCGAATTTTCTTTCATATTTTTTACTCAATAATCTTAATTGCCTAGTCAACGGGTCAACAACTGGTACATAAAAATTAGCACCATTAGCATACCCTTTATACCCACTTAAGAACATGTCTTCATGCTTACGAAACATAAGGTCTCTTGGTAAATACCCATTACAGACTTTTCTTCCATCTTTTAACGTTAAACAATTATTTCCAGTTCCACTTGTACTTGAAGTTCTAGGTGTACCACTAAACGCAATATCTGCTTCGTCTGTAACTTTAGTTCCTTTTTTGCTAGCATTGAGCCTAGTTCTAAAAATAGTTTCTAATGACGTTTCAAACGTATCTGCTGTTATGGTATGAGATACATTTTTTATCATATAATCAAAAGCGTCATTCCATTTTTTTGGTAAAAACGTAGGACGAATTAATTGCCCAACTCGTAACCCTGTAAATCCGTCTACGCTCATTTGATAAGACAATGGTAATAATGGTCTGCCAGGGTCGTTGGAGTTATATTGTGTTACAGGTGATGTCTTTTTTCCTCGTAAGTAATTAGTTAATGCATTATTGGCTGCGTCAATTCTAGCTGATGTTGATTTGTTATACAAATCTTCCATTGCATCGGTTAATATTGAAAAAGTAGATTTTGTTGTAGCGGTTGTTTCTCCATCTGATGGCTGTGGTTCGTTTGTTTGTATTTTTCCATCTCCACCTATTCCTAAATTTTTTACATCTATACCAAAGGCACTAAACGCAAAGCTTCCTTCTGGGGTCATATCTTTTTTTGATGCATCACCATCTTCATAATCTTTTGATGAGCCTAGCATTGCCATTGCGGTTAAGTCACTGCTTAATTCTGTTTGTATTGAAAAACTACGAACTATAGAGCCGTCTGTATTAGTAGTGGATGTATTGATAACTAATTCATCTGGTTGTGTTTCTGCCGTCGTACTACTTTCTACTACTTTAATCAAACCATTATCATCTTCATCTATAAAAATACTAAAATCCCAAATATTTCCGGTTGATTTTGATATTTCATTCATTAAGCTCATTATAAAAGCATCTAATGATTCAGCTCCAATTGCTACACTATACAACCATTCCAAATTTAAAAGTACAAATCTTAAATCTAAATATCCACCAGAAGAATATGCACTGTAATTTCGTAGTACTGCTTTTTCTGCGGTTGTTGCTTTTGCGTATGCTGTTATTGCATTACCATTATATTTATTAATAATATCGTTAGCTTGTGTCTCAAGTTTGTCAAACGCTGCTCCCGATTTATCAGGTTTTAAATTATTTTTAAAATCTTTTTCAATGTGATTGCCATATAGTGTTTCTAATCCTTCTCCTGGTCCTGGATATCCAGGTAAATATACTGATAAGGGATTCGATGAACACATGTATTTAGTATACAATGGCGCCAATATTGGACTTGAATCGTCTACTTTTACTAATGCTCGTTCATTTCCTAATTTATACCCCTCGGTTGATTTTCCACTTTTGATTATTGCCATTAGATTTGCATTTATCATATATCGTAAAACGCTACCTAATGTAACATATCCTAAATTCAGTTTGTCGGCCGGTGTTCCACCAAAGAACGATATTATTTTTTCTCCAAAAGACCTTTTATTATCTGGTGTTTGGAACCTAACTTGATAGTTCATACCAATAACTTCTTTTGGTGCACTGTTTTCTAATCCGCCTGGCATTATTTCATTTGTTTCTACAGTAATTACTGCATTATCTCTAGCATTTTCTTTCATGCAAGTTTGCCAAAATCCTAATATATCCCAAACTACAGACCCACCATCATTATCGTTTATTTCCCCTTCAGTTGTATGTAATTCAATAGATTCATCAAATTTTACATTTTTGTTGCCATTTTTAACGTTTGTACTTAACCATGCATCACCTGTTGATATAATAGTAATTTCACAATCATATGAACCTTCTGTTGTTCTAGAAAAAGAAAAATTACTTACTACACCTTGTACTCCACCGTATGCACCTTTATGTGTTTTTACTTTATATAATATTTTTTGTGTTGCACGTCTTGTTTCTAATATAGTATTATTGTCTATTGGAAATACATCACTTCCATCACTATCAACTGACCATCCAAATTCCAATCTTACAAATCCACCAATTACCATATATAATGAAGTACATGCATCTAATTGTTCGTCGTCGTGACACATAAATTTAACAGTAGCCTTCTTTGACGAACCTAATGCTCCTGTGTTTTCAACAGTTGCTTCTGTTATACCAGGTATTGGTCTATGTAATTTTGACTGCCCATATATATTATTGAAATTTCCTCTAATGTTTACATTCGTAGACCAAATATCTTCTACTTCACCTGTAATTTTATTTTTACTGGTTCCTGTCTTAGTTTTTGAAGTTGCTACTTGTCCACCTTGTAATATCCAAAGTTTCCTGTAATCTTCATCAAAATAATCAGTACCAGGTTTTTTAACTGCCAACATTGATGTTAGCCTAACCCAAGGTGTTCTTGTAAATAAATAAGACCATGAATCTTGTGTGTTGATGTTGCCTCTGGCAAAAACATCTGCTTGTAATTTTTTCCACGTTTCCTGTACCCATGGGTCAGGTGAAGAATAAAATGGTGCTATTGGTGTTCCGCTACTCATGATTGATTTTCTTCAAGTGTTGTTTCTATTTGATTTAAATCCATTGGAATTCGTATTTGTAATCCAGGTGGAACTACCATGCTTCCTGTTCCTAATTGATTTGCATGTGCTATAATATGCCAATTTCTACTATCACCATAATATTTATATGCTAACAAATCTAATCTATCACCTAATGTACTTATAATATATATGTCATCTAATGTTCTTTCTATTTTTGGATAAATAGTAGATTCATAAATTCGTTGACCGGCTTTATTATGTATGACTTTTGTATATTTATATCTATCTTTCATTTTCTATATTTCGTCGGCTGCTTGTTGCTCTGCAGATGTATATGTATAAAATTGTTTATTTGCTGTAGGTATTGTGTTGTGTAAAATTTCAAAGCTTATACTTACTTTTACATACATTGGTTTTTCTATATCTATATCCCATGGGTATTCATCGTCAATACTAAAATCCAAACTACTTATATAACCTGGGATTTGGTTTAGGTAGTTACCAATAGTTAAATATAAAAATGCACCTTTCATTAAACCTATTGATGTTAATTCTGGTGAAACATATTGTGCCAATGTATTTAATCGTTGTGTCAATGCTAACATTGTTTTTCTACTTTCTGCTGCTATCATCAAATCAAAACCAACGCTTCTTCCTACACCTGTATATGTAGCTAAATCATCTGGTCGTCCGATATATTTAATAGTATTATATGATGGGCTATATTTATCGCTGAATCCACTTATATATCCTCTGAAATATGTAATTACATTTGTTCCCACTCGTTGCATTCTTACTTTTACAAAATCCCTATTATCTGTAGAAGTTCCAGCCATAATTTTATCAACGTCATTTCCTGTATCTTGTAACCCTACTCGTTTATACATACTATCCCATGTGTCACCATTAATTGTAGCTTTTCCATCTCTAGTTTTCAATGGGTATGATGAACGACGAATAGTATCACGTCCTGCTTCAATTGAATCCAAATTATTGTAATTTACAATATATCCGGGGTCATTAATTGTTCCTTCTGCGTATGCCTTAATGTTTTGATATTTATTTACTGCATCAGGTATTACACTATTTTTAAGACTAATAGGCATATTTTTTGCTGTACTCCCAGGTCCAAATGTAGAATCTATCCTTGTTACTAAATGTCCTTCTTCATTTTCTATTGCATCATCAATATATGTGCTTTCTGGATTATACTTGGTATTTGTATGTACTTCGCCTCCAGATTTATTAAAATATGTAGTATTTAAACCTGGATTATAGTTAATAGTACTATTTGGAAAGTCTTGTATAATGGCTGCTAATTTACTATTTGTATTATAATTCCTTTCCATTGAAAGTAATGCATCAGTGTACCTATTGAATGGATATCTATAAACTGTTTTAATAAACTCCATTTGTCCATTATTTCCGGTCCATTTAATTTCAAATCTTTTTCTAGCTGTTCGTATTCTAGTATATCCCAACCCCATAGCTGAATTAGGTCCTGCTAGTCCACTTATTTCTTTTATTCGTGATAAGCCAACCCCCATATTATTTTTAGTAGGAACATAATTTCTGTGGTTAGCATAGATTCCCGTTGTACCTTTGATTGTATCTTGGTATTTTTTAATATCAATATCCATAATTTGATACGCGGTAGATGTCCAAGGTTGCCCATTTGTTTCAGAGGAATATAAATTGTTTGTACTATAATCTACCAAGTCAGAATATATTTTTAATAACCTATTTCCAACTCCTGCTTTAGGTATATATGTAGATGGAGTATTATTTGTAAAGTTTACTTCTTCATAATTAAGAGGGTCTAGACGAACTCCATGTCGTGGGAATCTAATCCCAAAATAATTACCTGCTACTTGTAATGGTAATTTAGCTGGGTTATATATTCGTGTAGGTATTATTGGTAATATTTTTGACTGTAATAATGTTGTTTCTACTTTTGGGTTTGATAATTGTAATAATGTTTGTTTAGCTATAAATTGAACGCCACGTGGACTTTGTAAAAATTTCAATATTCGGTCAGCATCTACTATAGAACGTTTTGCACCTAATGTATAATCAGATATAAATCCATTCCCTGATAATGAATGTCCAATTTTAGTAGTAATAAATGGTTCTTTGGAACTTCCACCACCTTTTAAATCATGTCCATAACCTGGAAATACAAATGTGTTTGCGTTGTATGTTACTAGTTTATTTGCATACATGTTTTCCAATGTATCATTTAACTTAATCTTAGTATAATTTGAATCATATGATTTAAAGTTTTTTCTAAATGTAGTTTTATTATTATACAATGAAGGTATATTCAATGTATTATTACTATCATATAATGTATCTAATCCAATAGTGGGTATATTAATAGTTGATTCGATATATGGTTGTACATCTTCTGTTGGGAATTTAGTGGTAGGGGTGCTAGGCACAATCTTAGGTAGATTAATACTGTCTATTTTATTTGTGCTCAAACGTAATCCCATTTGTTACCCTCCTGTACCTGGACTTGTTTTACTTAATTTAATATAATTATTAACATATTTTCCAACTTTTGCTCCGTCTAATTGTACAACTCCACCTGCTCGCATTAAGTTTATTAATTCATCTAGTTTCTCAACTATTTTATTATCTGATGAAGTAGATGATTCTTCTGTTGATGTACTACCAACGTTTACTCCTAATGATTTGGCTGCCGCCAAAACAGGTAACATTGGAGCTAGTAATAATAATGAGCCAGCTAATGCTAATATACTTAATGATAATATTCCAAATGCTGATGCTAAAAGTAGTATTTGTCCTGCATCTCCTGCTAGGGATGATATTGATTGTAGCATGTCCGGTAGTGAATCAAATGCTCCGGGAAATTTTGTCATTGCAAAACCTAATATTAAAATACTTGCTCCCATTAATGCTAATCCAAGTGCGCCTGCTGCGATAAATGGTAATAAAAATCCTAATCCTGCTGCTGCTAATCCTAATAATGCTACAGCTATAGAAAAGGCAATAATGTTTTCCATTGGAACATCTGCTAGTAAACTAAATGCAAACGCTGCCGGTATTAATGCTAATGCTAATATACCCAATGCTAATGCACCTTGTATTATTCCTGTCATTCCTTTCCCAAGTAATTTCGTAGCTAATACCAATCCAAACAATCCTGTCATTCCTTTAGCTACATCACTCCATGCTACTTCTGAAAATTGTTTTAATGCAGGTGCTAATACGAATAATGCTGCCGCTAATATTGCTGCTACGGCGGCGAATTTTAATATAGATTGCCATTTGACGTCATCAAATTGTCGTAAAAACCCTCCAATAACTCCCCCGCTTGCTGCAGGTGTTTTCTTACCTTCGCCTGCTACGGATGCCGCTTTGCTAATATTGACCATTCTTCTTATTTTTTTGCCTAAGCCCGAGAATCCTCTTGACAACCCCAAATATGCCCATTTACCCGCTTTTCCCATTGCTCTAAATGCGTTTGTTTGGGCTAATGTTTGTACTAAAGTCATCGAAAGTATCATGTTTTCTCTAGTAAACAATTTTACTAACCATGATAATCGTTCACCTTGCTGGTCTAATTGATAATTACCTTGCATGTAGGCATCCATTTGTTCACTAGTTAAATTTTTCAATTTATCTTGGTTTGCAACCATGTTAACTAATTGTTCATCTGATAGTCCAAATGCTTTTGCTAATGATTCTTGTTGTATAACATGTAATTGTCCGAAGTCGCTCATTGTCCCTACTTGGTCAACGATTGATACTAACATTTTATCATACTGTTTGTTGAACGCAAATTTCCGTGCATCTTGTGCGTTTATCTGTCGTCCCAATAATAGTGATGCTTCGGCTGTTGCTTGTAGACTAGATTCTATATCTAGTAATCCTTTTGCTATATCTTTAGTTTCTGATAATGACAATCCTAATTTTGCTGCCATAACAGATGAGCGCACTAATGCTTCAGCACCTTGTGCTCCAGCCATTGCAAAATCTGTAGCATTTTCTGCCATAGATTCCATAACTTTACCTAACGGAACATTATTTGCACGTGCCATGTTTGTAGCCATTTCAAATATGTGATTTGAAGCTTCTTGTGAGCCGCCATTGACAGCTTTAAATACTTTATTTAATTTCGCAATATTGTCAGCACTTGTTCCAGATAGTTTCGCATATTTAGAAACGGTCACAACTGCTTGTGTGTTTGCTTCATTTAAATCACCTGTATAGTTTACTATTGCTTTTGTAGCTGCAGCTGCGTCTTCTGTTGTTACACCATATAATTTATTTTGTGCGGTTGCACCTGCAATATTCTTTGTTATTTGTGCAGTCTGTGTAACACTTAATCCTAATTCTTTTTTTACGTCTTTAATAGTATCAGCAAATCGCATGAACTTTTTTATTAGAATACCTGCTGCAACCGTAGCAGACGTCATTGGGTCTGTTAATGCGGCTTTCATTGTGGCTTTTGTATTTGTCCACTTCTTTTTAATGTCTGATATTCCACTAGTATATTCTTCTAGCAATTCATTATTTTTTTCTTGTAATTGTTTTTGGTTATATAATACTTTAAACACTTCTTTTACTGCTTTTTCGCGCAAAAATATAGAGTTATTTTGGTCGTTTGATAATTTTATTGTGTCTATCAAGTTTTGTTTTTCTGTTGTACCCATAGACTTTACTAAATCACGATTTGCCTTTAAAATTTCACCAATTTTACCTTTGTATAAATTATACTTTCTTTTTTGTTCAGTAACTTGATTTTCAATAAACTAACAGTTGATTTATGAATACCAAGATTTTTGTTAGTTAAGGTGTCTATATTCTTTAATTCTTTTGCTTGTTGTTGTAATGATTCTACACGTCCCGTCATTAAATCAGATAGGTCTTTTTCGTGAAGTTTATATTCTTTAATAAGTTTATTTAAATCACGTGAAAGATTGTTTAGATTTTTTATATTGTCCGCGTTTTCGGGCATTTACTGTCCTAATAGTTTACTTGGGCCTCGTTCTTTCGCATATTTTAGAAGGGCAGCCATGCTTGCAACAGATTTTTCCAATTTAGCTTTGCGTTTTTGATATTCAGGATCTGATTCCATAGCTTTCATTGCTGCTTTCGTCTTTTGGTCTTTAAGTTTTTTAAAAATTCTATCAATCCATTTATCAAAAATGTCTTCTTGTAATACAATTTTATATTCTTCGCGAATAAGTTTTTTTAATTCTGTCATTGTCTCTCCAATCTATATAACTATAAATATACAAAAACAAGAAAAAAATGAGGTTATCATTTTTTTCTTGTTTTCGCACTTCGTTCTTGTTTTTTTATTTCTTCTTGTTCTTGTTGTTTTGTCTCGACCAATTTATTATAATAATAGGTACGCCACGGTATAGGTAAATCATATACAACATCATGATTAAATGCTCCTTGACTATTATATGATAAATCCCATATAATTTGTCTTAATTGCACTCTATACTCCGGCGTGAGGCCAAAAAAACTGCACTTCCATAGGTACTTGTACCGTATTCGTCTGTCCGCACTCTTCACATGTATACGCATGACTCATGTCAACGTCTGGTGAAATTTCTTTAATGTATTGACGTAATGCCAATGAATCCCGAGCTAATAATTCTTTATCTATAAATTCTCGAATAGTTTTAACTTCTGTATCATTATTTACAGATGTTATCATATACTTTAATCTTGTAGTAATTTCAGATGTAGCACTTCCTTTAGATTTTGTTTTGGTTAATGCTTTTAACTCCATGCCAATCTTCTTTTCATCTGAATGTGTTAATAGTTTGAACGTAATCTTTGCTTTAGAATGAGGCAGGTCAAAATCAAAACTATTTGCATTTTTAAAAAGTTTTTCATCTGGTCCTTTTTCATCTAATTGTGTTAAGTCTATTACTTCTTCATTTCTAGCATTACAACCTGGACATGAAATGTGTACAGGATATTCTTTGCCATATCCTAAAATCCTTGCTGCTATCATAATTGCATTTTTATCTCCTACATACAATTCTTCGTAATTAATAGGAGTAACAATTATTGCCTTTAACAATCTATCAATAACAACGCCTTTTTGAATTAGATTCTGACTAGTAAGAATATCTTCTTCTTTTGCTGTCATGTACTTTAATTCAACTGTTCCTTCTGCTAATTTGCTTGATTTGTCGTATAACAATCCTTTACTAGGTAAATCGACTATTTCCGTAGGAAACTTATGTTCCTGTTTTTGTTCGTTTTTTTCTACCATTTATTTATTTTTAATTAATATAACATTGTTTGAGGTATACATATAAATATACAATTTTAAAATTTTAATTATGAGTTTCGTTTATTTCCTAAACTATCACCATATGCACGTGCTAATGGTAATAATTTTTTAATAGGTAAATCAATACTTAGTGTATTTACTTTCATTGTTGGGTCTAAAATTACACCTGAAAGGAACCTATGATGTCCATCTATAATATAATTGTCAGCACCTGTGATAAAAAATGTTTTTTTCGTTAAAAAGTCTGTTGTACCTTTTACTCCAAATTTACCGGTTGAATTCATCGATTTATCAAAATAAATTTGTTTTTGAATTGGTTTTAATTTACCAACAGAAACTTGTTTAATAGAAATTGGAATTATATCATCATTCTTTGAGCCATCTTTTAACTCTCGTCCTAGAAAATCCTTTGCGTCAAAACCTTTTAATCCTTCTGGGAATGGATTGCTAGTATCTGTCGTTTTTGCAAAAGGTTTCGCAATATCTAAATTTCCATTTTTCAATCTAGTTTGGAATTTCTTAACATCGGAGTCGTCAATTACGGGCATTTCTTTTCTCTTCGTTTTACCCATACCAGCTAACTTACTTGCATATTTAAAATTACTGTCAAATTGTGGTAATTCTTTATCTAAATCTATTTTACCATCCATGAATTTTCTGGCGTCTTCAAGACTAGTATTTACTAATTCCATATTGCCATAAGCTTGACCGCCTGCTTCTTTTAGTTTTTTAATTTCTTCTTTTATAATTTTTACTAATTCTGATTTTTTCATGTTAGTCCGTCTCTTTTTTAGCATTATAATTGGCATCAATATAATTGAAAAATTCTTTTTTCTTTGCGTCGTCCATTTCACCTATACTTGTTACATCGAATTTTTCCATTGCCTTTTCAAAAAACTCTTTATATTTTTCGTAGGCTTCCATCAATGCATTGTGGTCGTCTTCTGTAAACAAAGTTGTTTCTTTTAACTTTTTAATTTCTTCACGTATTAGTTTTCGTAGTTCTGATTTTTTCATTATTATTCCTTGTTTAGTTATTGTCACTATATAAGTATGTCGTATTTAACATTACATACTGCTCTCACATCTTCTTTACTGAATTTCCCAGGGTTATTATCACAGCCAAAATATCCATTTACTTTTGTTGGTGCTCCTTTTAATGACGTCAACTTATTAGATGAACAATTAAAACTTCCTCGTATTGTTTTTGGGGCTCCTTTTAATGAAGTTATCTTGTTTTTTTTACAGAAATAATCATTACCTACTTCTATTGGTCCACCTTGTAATGAAGTTAAATTGCACCCATCAACTCGAAAAGTCGCACCTACTGTTTTTGGCGACCCTTTTAATGAAGTTAGCCTTGTTCGAAAACTGATAACAAAAGACAGGCCTGTCTTTTGTGGTGCAATAGATAATGATTTTAATGAATCCACTGATATTTCACACGTTCCACTTACTGATTTAAACGTGTAATTTTTAATAATTTCTTCCATATCTTTTATAATATCATTATTAATTTCTATGTCACCTATAACATAAAAATCTTTTCCTTTGATTTTATATTCAACTCCATTTTCATCTAGATTTGCCAACGCATCTGCAACTTTAGGTGTCACATTATATTGTTTATTCTTTTTTGGTTGATTATCATCAATCCATGCTAACGTTCCAGCCAAATGCCCTGATTTTTTTAATTGTTGATATTCACTACTATTTTTATTCATGGCTTGTATATTCAAATCATTAGCAATACTTTTAGCATCTTTTGCATACTGTGGTAGTTTTGCCTTAATAAATTTAATTAACGCTTTTTCGTCATATGAAGCTTCAAAATCGTCTTCATAAAAAGCTTCCATTTTTTTTCCTTTTCTCTGAATAGCTGTTTTAATTATTGACAATTCTTTACTAGAACGTTTAGGTTTGAATGCATTTGATTCATTTAACTTTTTAATTTCTTCTTTGATAATTTTTCTTAATTCTGATTTTTTCATTATATTCCTTGTTTAGTTATCTATTTTAGCATATGTTGGTTTTTCATGCCATTTCTTTTCTGGATATTTTTTAAACACTTTAATTATATCACGATAATGTTCGTTGAAAAATCCTTTTATCTTCATGTTTTTTTTTA